AGACAGATAAGGGAGGGTTAATAATGAATATAGCTGAACAGGGACATGTTGTAAATATTTTGCCGCCACAATCTATTACGGCAGCGGCGACAAGCGATATTTTTTCCATGAAGAATTACGCACACGCGACAATCATTGTGACTGCTGGGGCTACAGATGCCGACGCAGGTAACATAACGGTAGAGGAATGCGACGACTTTACACCCACAACCGATACAGCAATTGACTTTCACTACTATGCAGAGACTACGGCAGCCGGTGACACGCTCGGTGTACGTACACTTGCCGAAGCTGCGACAGGTATTGACGTTTCCGGCAACGATAACATCACATATGTGATTGAGATTGATGCGCGAGAACTTACGGACGGTTATCCGTGCCTTGAATTGAAATGGTCTGCGCCGGGTGGTGCTACTTTAGTTTCAGCCGTGGCGGTACTTTCCGGTTCACGGTATGCGGGTACTGAATCGCCAACAACGATTGCTTAACAAATTGGGGACGGATTTTCCCGTCCCCTCCCTTTTGGGAGGCGAAAAATAATTGATAAACAATATCAGCGCAATGCAGGACAATGGCGACTTAGTTTTTATTAACCATGTGAACGAAGAAATAGCAAGGTTTACAGACGCAAAAGAATTTGATGTTAAAAATCTGAAAATTAACGGAACAGACGCGATCACCAATGGAATATATGTTGACAAGGACAGAACGGACGATTATACCGCAAGCGGCAGCGTTTTATATCCATATAAGACAATTCAAGCCGCAATTACCGCAGCAAATTCAGGTGACACCATCTTTATCTGGCCGGGAACGTACACAGAAGACTTGACATTAAAGCCAAGCGTAAATCTTATAGGGCAGTCTAAGTTTTCTGTTTACATTGTTGGCACGGTGACATTTAGCACGGCAGGAACGGTCTATTGTGAACACATTATATTCAAGACGTCTGGCGTTGGAAACACGCTGAATTTTGCTGGAACTGGCGTTCAGAATTTGCAGACTAATCTTTGCAATTTTGAACACACGACGGGTGCGGGGCATTGCGTCTATTGGACGAACACGAATGCGTCAAGCAAAATGCAAGTTGTTGACGGCAATCTGACACAGAGCATATCCGCAACGGGAGGGACAGCGTTTACAAGTTCGGATACGGCGGCAGGCAGTGTTATTATGCAGATGGCAACAGTACAAATCAGAGATAGTGCGGATAATGTCTGCATTCATCTTGGGGGCGCCATTGTGTGGACTCACACACAGGACGCGATTACAGGGCAAGTTGTTACAACGGATACTGCGCGATTTAATATCACGTTAACAGCTTTAACAACTGGGACAGTCCCCGTAATCGTTCATAATTCAGCAAACACAACACCGTCATTGTTGACCAGTGCCGTTGTAACGACTGCCTCCGCTACCAATGCAGTAGACGGCGTGGGCGCGTTCGTGTTTATGGCATTGGTTTATGGCAGCACGGGCGTCGGAGGCAACTCAACGCTCAATGGTGGGCTTGGGCCTATACCGCTTACGATGGCCCCAATTCGTTTACGCAGCGCAACGCTATTCCCGGCAGGGGCTGTAGCAGCCGGTCAGCTTGGTGGCACATTTGAATTTGACGGTACAAACCTATATTTTACGGCAGGTACGACACGGCATACAATCTCTTGGACATAAAAAGGTGGCAAGCGTATGGAATATAAAATCATAACTCCGGTTGCGATAGAACCCGTATCGCTTGCCGAAGCTAAATTGTTTACCCGGTCAAATGACGATGCGTACAAGGACTATATTGCGACAACACAGTCTATTTTACCGGGAGCATATACAAGCACACAAACAGGGGCATCCGTTGAGGTATTAGGCTATACGGCAATCGCAACTCTTTCAGCCGGTACATGTTCAGGGACTATAACGGCAAAGATTCAAGAATCAGACGATGGGGCTACATGGAATGACTATGATTCATTCACGGTATCAACTGGTAACTCAACGGAAGAACTTGCTTATGGCGGTACAAAACAGTATATCCGGATTTATGCAGCGGTAACGGGAACATGTTCATTTTCCGCAAACGTTGTTGTAAATTCGGGCGATTCGACGGAAGATACTTTGCTATCGGCTTTAATTACGACAGCCCGCGAATATTGCGAAAATTTTACAAGGCGGGCGCTCGCAACACAGACTGTTGAAGCGTATTTACCTACATTCCCAGCATGTGACCGCTTTGAGTTGCCATTCTCTCCGCTGCAATCCGTGACAAGTGTAAAATATAAAAATTCAGCCGGGGTTGAAACCACTATGACGGAGGGCACAGATTATCTTGTTGACGATGAAAGCAATGTTGGAGGAATCATATTACCTTACGGCTATACATGGCCGAGTTTCACGGAATATCCACTGAACGCCGTTAAAGTACGATATACCGCCGGATATAACAGCTTGAACCCACTGCCAAAAGCTATAAAGCAGGCTATGTGTTTATTAATTGGGTATTGGTACGATAACCGCTCAGCGGTATTAACTGGTAGTATTTCAAAAGAAATGGAATTTACCGTAAAGGCATTACTTAATATGTATCGCGCAAAGTGGTTTTAGGGGGATGATTTAAATGCAGGCGGGAGAATTAAACCGTAGAATTACTATACAGCGTAACACTTCCAATGGCTCATCTTCCGATGTTTGGCGCACATTTGCTACGGTTTGGGCGAAGAAAAAGGGCGCTTCCGGGCGGCTATTTTATCAAGCAGCAGCCGCACAATCTAAAAATGATGTTGTATTTACTATTCGGTATAAACGCGGGATTAACACGGAAATGCGTATTATTGAAAATGGGGACACAGCGCATCCATATAAAATTACCGCTGAACCGATTGACCCTAACAATTCCCGCCAATGGCTTGAAATCCACGCGCAAAGGACTGATTAAATGGGAGTGACTATTTCTACAAGCGGATTTGGAGACCTTACAGACCGGCTCGAACTTATGGCTGGAAAGGAAAGTTCAAACCAAACTATAAAGGAAATCTTGACGGAAGCAGCCAAACCAATTCAAAAAGACGCAATGGCAACTACGGCGTTTTCAGACAGGAACAAAGAACCATCAAAAAGGCTGAGAAACAATATAAAGATTAGCAAAGTTACGAAAAAGCGCGCTGGTTATCGCGTAATTAAAGTTTATTGTGCAAAGCGTGAAGCGTCCTTAGTAGAATTTGGTCACAGCGGGAACTACGCTAAGCCTCACCCATTTTTAGCGCCAGCCTTTGAGCGGAACCAGCAGGAATCAACACAAATAATCTATGACCGGTTAGAGGAGGCGCTAATGTCAAAATGAGCTTAAAAGACGATATGCACACGGCATTAATGACAGTAGCGCTTACCGCTCCGGCAAAACGCTCACAATATTATTCCGTTAAAAAAGGTCGGTACATTACCTATTTTGAGTATAACCGGCAACCAGAAATTGCGTCGGATGACGCGACAGCAGCAAATGGGAGATACTGGCAAATAGACTTGTGGAGTACATCCGATGACACAACGACAGCTACTATGGAAGAAGATGAAGCAAAAATTGAAACCGCGTTAAAAACACTTGGATTCGGAGATTTTACTTATCAGGATTTATACGAAGAGGACACCCGAATTAGCCATTATGCTATTCGGTGTTATTTATTAGAGGAGGCTTAATATGTCTTTTAAAAATGCAGGAACATCACCAGTAACTGGCGTTCAGCAGGTCGTTTACTGGATTATGTCGGAAAATACTAATGACGCCGCGACTTACGGCACAGTCTATTCCCTTCCCGGTGTCATGTCCGCGAAAATTACCCACAAAAGTGATAGCCAAATGATTTCCGCAGAGGACCAGATTGACGAAGTCATTTACGGGCAAGGCACTGACAGCACGGAAATTCAGCAGAAAAACATTCCGCTTGATGACTTAGCGAGGATACTCGGCCATACAATAACAAACGGTATAATGGTACGCAGCAAAGATGACCTTGCACCGGAAGTCGCGTTTGCATTCCGCTCCAAAAAGTCAAACGGAGCAATCGAATACGATAAGTATCTTTGCGGACGCTTTGAGGAACCGGACAAGGAAGCTGACAGCGACGGCGAAAAAGTTACTCCGAAGTTCAAAACCATCAAAGGGTCATTTTATCCGCGCAAACTTGACGGATATTCTTCAAAGCAGATGGAAAGCGACAGCACTACATACAACGCCGATAACCTTACATCGTGGTTTACAACGGTTGATGGAGTGGCACCGGATGCAATCGCGCTTTCGAGTATTGTACCGGAATCCGCAGCTACAGGGGTACTTGCTTCGGCTAATGTTGTGCTGACATTCAACAATAAGATTGCGTCGCATTCCATTGAGTTAGTCGATGATGTAACAGATGCAATTGTCCCGTCTACAAAGACATGGGACAGCACGGAAAAGGTTTTGACAATTAACCCGACAAGCGATATGACAGCCGGGGATAAACACGCCGTGGCTATCTTTGGTGTGACAGATGTTTACGGGCAGGAATTGGCCCATGCTCTCAGCTATTTCACAGTAGCATCTTAACAACAGGGTGACAGCAATGCCGCAAATATTTAAAACATAAAGGAGAATGGATTTAT